CGATCGCCTGCTCACCGACCACGCGATCGCCTACGTCAGAAACAACCCCGGCGCCGCGCGCCAGGCTCTCACCCAGCCCGTGCCGGTCACGCGCACGAGCGACCTCATCTACGTGTGGGACCGCGCGGATTTCCTCCGCGACGACTTCCGCGGCACCGGCTACGGCGACGCTGCGCCGATCTGGCGTCCGGGCGGTGCGACCGTCCGATACCAGATCCAGCCCGAGGCCCTGGCCGCGCAGATCGTGTGGCAGGAGCGCGACAACGCCGACGACCCCGCGCAGTACGAGCGGGCCCTCGTCGAGGGGCTGATGAGCAAAGCGCTGTACGCCGAGGATCGGGTGTTCGCGTCGAGCGTCATGCTCAACACCTCGTGGGCGTCGACGAACCGGTTGGAAGGCGTCTCGTCGTCGCCGACGGGGCTCCAGTTCCTCTCGTTCGCGCAGTCGGGCTCGGACCCGATCGGCGTGATCGAGCGCGGCCGCGACATCGCGCGCACGCAGACGGGCGGCGCCGCGGTGCCGAACGTGCTCGTCGTGTCGGCGGACGTCGATCGCACGCTGCGGTCGCACAGCCAGATCCAGACGAAGATCAACGCGGCGATCTCGGGCAACGGCATCCTGACGGGTGCGGCGAGGCGCGAGCAGATGGCCGGGATCTTCGGGGTCGATCGCTACGTGGTGATCGACGTGGCGCGGGTGACCAGCGTCGAGGGCAACGCGACTGTCACGACGACGGACCTGTCGTCGGGCCAGATGTGCCTGATGCACGCGCCGAGCTCGCCGAGCCTGGTGAGCCCCGCCGCGGTCAAGCTGTTCGAGCTGCGCGGCCCCGCGGTGACCGGCGTCGGCGCCGTCCGCCGCTGGACCGACGACCGGCTCCGCAGCGACATGATCGAGGCGATGATCGGCATCGACGCGCGCGTCACCGCGAACGTCGCCGGCGTGCACTTCGCGACGTGCCTGGCGTGACCTGATGAGGGGCTGACGCGATGACCTGGACCTACGACGTCACGGCCCGAACCGACCGAACCCGCGTGCGCGAGCGCGTGGGCGACGTGTCGTCCACGGAGCCGCTGGTCGAAAACGAGGTCATCGATGAGGCCCTGACCGAGCTCGGCACGGTCGGGCTCGCATCGTCGCGTGTGGCGCGGCTGATGCGGGCCCGGCTCGTGCGGCTCCCCGACCGCAACATCGAGGGCGTCAACGTCACGCGCGCGCGGCTCGAGGCGATGGACGACCTCATCCGCTCGCTCGACGCCGAAAGCGGCTACGGCGCGGTGCGCGCGACCATGACCGCGGGCGGCACGTCGCGCAGCGCGGAGATCGCCGCCATCGATGATCCCGATTACGAGCCCGTGTCCGCGGGCTGGGCTGACGAGCGCGTGCGATGATCACCGTCGAGATCGATGACGCGCGCCTGTCGGCGACCGTCGAGCGGCTGGCGCTGACCGGTCTCCGCGAGTCGACGCTCACCGAGATGACGCGCACCGCGCAAGACCTGGAGGGCGAGATCTCGCGCCAAATCGTGCAGCGGCTGACGAAGCGGCCGCGCGGCGGGCTTGCGCGCTCGTGGCGCACGACCATCGAGGTCGACCGCGACGACGTGCGCGCCGTGGTCGCGTCGAACCTGCCCTACGCGCGCATTCAGGACCAGGGCGGGACCATCTACCCCGTGCGCGCGCGCAGTCTCGCGATTCCCGTCGAAGGCCCGGGCGGCCCGCGGCCTGGCCAGGGCCCGCGGCTGTTTGGCCGACCGCTTGAGTATCGCCCTGGGCGCAATGGGCGCGGACGACTCGTCGAGGTGCGTGGAAGAGGCGCACGCGCTCGCGAGATCACGCGCTACATTCTCGCGCCGTCGGTGCGAATCGAGGGCGAGCGGTACATCGACGCGGCCATCGCCGTGATCGACCCTACCGGCGCGCTCGCGGACCGCGTGGCGCGCGACGTGCGCACCGCCTGGGAGGGCTGACGCGTGGCCTCGCAGCGACACCAGGTCCTTGCCGCCGTGCGGACGCAGCTCGAGGCCATCACCGCGGCCCCGTACGAGATCGTCGTGGCACAGGTGCGGCCGTGGCTGATCCAGCCCGCCGAGACGCCGCACGGACTCGGCGACTCGTGGTGGGTCGGCTACCGCGCCGAGGCGTCGGTGGCGACGTACTCGCACGGCCAGGTCGAGTGGCGGATGCCGCTGACCGTGGTGCTCGCGCGTACGCGGGCCATGAGCGCGTGGACGAACGCCGAGCACGACGACGGGACATCGATCGAGTGGATGCTAGAACAGGCCTCGCGCGCGCTCGACGCCGCCAAGGCCGCGCTGGCCGGGCCCGCGACGCATCGGCTCGACGGTTACGCAATCATGACCGAGGTCGTGAGCGTCTACGACGAGAGCGGCATGTCGCCCGCGGCGCTCCGCGAGTCATCGAGCGCGGGCGATCGGATGGTCGTGTTCGCCGTCGCCAAGTTCTCCGTCCGTTACCACGAGCCACAGGGGGTTACATCGTGAACGTCACCACCATGCGCACCGAGGCGTCGACTTCGGTCATCACCGCGACGCTCGCGCAGGGCGAGACCGCGCCCGCCGTCGGCGCGTCGGTCGTCGTCGATGGCGCCGCCGACGCCACCGGGACCGTCGTCGCGGTCGTCGACAACACCATCACCATCGCCGCCAACGTGCGGCTGGCCGAGCTCGTGCGCGATGGCGCGCGCGTGATCGTGGAGGTCTGAGATGGGTCTACTCGTACAGCACGCGATGGGGCGCGACCTGCGCGCGTTCGCGTCGGTCCAGACCGCCTATGACACCGCCGTCCGCCCGATCGCCGCGCACGCGCTCCGCGTTCGCTCGGTCGAGTTCACGCCCGAGAACGGGCGCGAGGACCGGATGGACAACCGGCCGACGCGCTCGCTCGTCTCGCGCATCACCACGGGCTATTCGCTCGCGTGGAAGGCGTCGAGCTACTTGCGTCCGAGCGGCACCGCGGGCACCGCGCCCGACGACTTCGACCTGTGGACGTCGGCGTTCGGCACCGAGACGATCACCGCGGGGACCTCGGTCGCGTACACGCCGAGCAACAGCCAGGCGCAGCGCATGTTCACGCTGACTCGCGGTCACCTCGGCGTGCTCTTCGATTCGGCCGTCGGCTGCGTCGTGAACAAGATGGCGTTGAAGGTGGACGGGCCGAACCCGCCCGAGCTGACATGGGAGGGGTTCGCGCGGCGGCGCATCCTCGCCGCGCCGCTTACGCTCCAGACCGGCACGACCGGCGCGACGTGGGTCGCGACCAACAACGAAGGTCAGATCGCCCCAAGCGTCGGCGCGCTCTACTACCAGGCGGGCGCGGACAACAGCGGGGCCGGGTTTCGCGTCGACGCGGTCGGCGCGGCAAACTCCGGCGGCGGTGGCTTCACCAACGTCACCGCGGAGTCGTCGCACGGTATGTCGGCGGGCTCGCTGCTGCTGCCGTTCCTGCCGTCCGAGACGCTGGCGGGGCAGCCCGTCGCGGGTATCGCGGGCTCGGTGTCGTGGGGTCCGATCACGTTCTCGCGCGACACGATGCGCGTCGTCGGGCTCGACCTCGAGCTTGACAACCAGTCGAAAGCGCACACCGACGAGGCGCTGACGCGGTTCAGCGCCGACGTCACGCTGGGCCGTCGCCGCGTCACCGGCACGCTGCGGTGTCGCGTCACCGCGAGCAACGCGATCGAGTTCGTCCGCAACTTCAACAGCAACTTCGTCGCGACGTACAACCCGATCGCGGCGACGGTCGTCATCGGCACCACCGCGGGGAGCATCGTCACGATCTCGCTCCCGCGCCTCGAGGTCGGGTCCGCATCGCTCAACGCGCCCGAGTCAGACGAGATGATCGCCGAGATCCCGTTCGTCGCGCTCGCGTCCGCCGAGACCGCGGCCGACGAAATCAGCGTGACCTTCACCTGACGCGCGTCTCCGTGCTACGCGTGAGGCGTGCGCTTCACGACGATCACCGGCACGATCACCCACACCCCGAAGATCCCAGGCAACGAGGACGGCACGCTGACCGCGGTCATCCGCCCGGCAAGCGTCCGCGACGTCGACGCGATCTCCGTCCAGCTCGCCGCGTCCGTGCCCTCCGAGCAGATGCAGGCCGAGCTACAGACCGCCGTGCTCCGCGCGCACGTGGTCGAGGTGCGCGGGCTCGAGATCGATGGCGCGTTCGTGGCCAACATCGACACGCTTCTGGAGATGCGCGACCGGCTCCCCGCGGCCGCCGCGTCGCTGTTCGGCGACTTGTTCGTGGCGTGCTTGGGCGGGCCGTCGCTCGACCCGCGCCCCTCGTCGCCGCGGTCGACCTGACGTACGGCCGCGACCGCGGCGAGCGCACGTGGGGCTGTCGGCGGTGCCGACGCCCGGACACGTCGCCCCTGGCCGAGACCCCCGAGCCTGAGCGCCGGGCGCTGCGCGGCTGTGACGCCGAGACCGCCGACGGCTGGCGCTGTCCGCACGCGCTCACGACGCCGCGGCACCAGCTCGCCGTGGGCGCCTGGGCGCACTGGCGCACGTTCCACCGCCTCCCGTGCGGTGAGCCCGAGCTCGCGCCGCGGTGGCTCGTCGAGGCCGTCCAGGTGTGCGAGGCCCGCGCCCGCACGCACGAGGCATCGACGCCGCCGAGCCCGCCGCGGTAGGGTAGCGCATGGCCGAGCAGACGCTGGCGATCGTTATCCGAGCGCGCGACGCCGCGTCCGGGGTCATGCGCGGCGTCGGCCGCAGCGTCGAGGCCACGCGCGCGATCGTCGCGTCGGCGGGGACCGTCATGCGCGGGCTCGGCGAGGGCGCGGTCGTTGCGAACCAGGGCCTGGAGCTGATGAAGAAAGGCGCCGAGCTCGCGCGCGCCGCGTACGACGTGCTCATCCGCAGCGCGCTCGAGGCCCGCGACTCCACCGACCCGGGTCGTGCGGCGCTGGAGCGGTTCGCGACTTCGGCGCTGTCGCTTCAGCGCGCGGTGGGTGACGCTCTGATGCCGGTGCTCGTGGGCATCGCGAACGTGGTCCGGCCCATCGTCGAGCAGGTGACCGCATGGGTGCGCCAGAACCGCGAGCTGATCGCGGTGCGCGTCGGCGAGTGGATCGTCACGACGGCGACAACGATCACCGACACGCTCATCCCCGCGATCAAGATCGTCGCCATGGCCTGGTATGGGGTCCAGATCGCGATTGCGGGCATCGAGGCCGCGGGCGCGTCGATGTTCGCCGCTCTGCTCTCCGGCGTGTCGTCGATACTCACAAGTGCCACGCGGCTCGCGAGCGCGCTCGGGCAGGACGAACTAGCCACTTCGCTGGCGAACGCGAGTAAGTTTGCGCGTGGCCTTGGCGGTGAGTTCGACAGGTCGTCGGACTTGGCCGCCGCGGCCGTGCTGGAAATCGAGCGGAGGATGAAGGACTTTGGCGACACCACGGACAAGGTGGGCGCCAGGATCAAGGAAGTCATCGGCAAGCTCGCGCCGGAGATTGCTCGAGCGGCCGCGAATCGGATCATCGAGGCCAAGAAGGAAGCCGAGGCCGCAGCGGGTGCAGCCTCACCCGTCGCAGGCGAGGGCATGATGGATGACGCGCTGGTGATGTATTACCAGCGCAAGAACCAGCTCGCCGAGCAGGCGGCACAGCGTGAGCGTGCCCTTGCCGCGCAGACGGCGGCGGCCCGCATGGCCGAAGAACAGCGCATCCAGGGCGCGGTGGGGTCCACGCTGATGAGCGTGGTCGGCTCTGCGCGCGCAGCGATCGGCGCCGCGAACAATGCGGGCGAGGCTGCGCTTGCGACGTTGGAAGCCATCGGTCAACGCATCCTCGACAACATCATCGGCAAGGCGGTGCTCGGCATCGCCAACGCTCTGACCGGTGGGTTGCTCGGCGGCGGAGCGGGCATCTTCGGCGCCATCTTCGGCTTCGCCAAGGGTGGGTTCGTGCCCGAGAGCGCGGGCGTGCCGGGCGTTGACTCGGTGCCCGCGCTGCTGATGCCGGGCGAGCTCGTCGTCCCGCGCGACCAGGCGCGCCAGATCCGCAGCGGCGCCGCGGGGCTCGCGGCCGGGGGTGGAGGCGGCGGCGGGATCACGATCAACGTCGACGCCCGCTCGACGGTGCCCGACTCGCGCGCGGATCTCGAGCGCCGCATCCGGCCCGTCGAGGCCGCCGCGCGCTCCGTCGCGCGCACGATGGGGTCGCGCTGATGGCCTGGGCGAGCACGACCCTCGCCGCGTGGGAGACCGCGGCACTCGCCGGGGACGGGCCGCTGTTCGTCGGCACGTCGCCGCGCGACTACGCGAACACGCCGGGCAACCAGCGCTGGAACGCGAGCGGGAGCGGCGCGGACGCCGATGCCAGCGCAGCGGCCGCGCCCGCGTGGGCCGCCGCCGACGTGCACGGGCACGCGCTCTCGGGACCCGCGACGGCCGGAGTCAACTCGTGGTGGATCGCGGAGATGTTGCTCCCGTTCGCCGTGGTGGACACGCTCGCGTGGGTGGGCTTGTCGCAGGACGCGCCGGGCGCCGTCGATCACCTCGTCCAGGTGTCGACCGACGCCGCGCGCACGTCGGGCGTGCTGACGCTGGACTCGTGGACGTCGAGCGCGGAGCGGGGCTCGCGCATCCTCACCTCGCGCTACGAGGCCGACGCCAGCGGCGGGTGGCTGTTCTGGCGCCTGAGCACCGCGAGCGCATGGGCGCCCCGTGTCGGCGAGCTGTGGGCCGGGCGCCGGCGCCAGATCCAGGCCGGGCCGCGACGCCCGTGGTCGTTGTCGTCGCGCGTCGCCGGGCGCTCGTCGACGACCGTCACCCAGCGCGTGCCGTGGGCTGGGCGATGGGACGCCGACCTCGAGCTGTGGGTCCGCGAAGCCGCGCAGGACGACGCCGCCACGTTGCGCGCGCTCCGGCGCGACACGATCGACCTGACGCGCCCGATGCTGATGATCCCGCGGCCCGCGTCGGCGCCGCAGGACGTGCGCATCGTGCGCGCGACGAACGGGCTCGAGCTCGACCGCGCCGGGCCGGGCGAGACCATGGCGCGGATGCAGCTCGTCGAGCTGCCGCCGTACGGGGTGACCTGATGCCCACGTTGACCGCGCTTTCCGCCACGACCATTGCGCGCCGCACCGCCGACCTGCCCCACTTGGTCGGACGCAACGTCGTCGAGCTCGCCACCACGGTGGCCTGGCGCTCGGCGGGCTCGCTCACCTCGGGCACCGACGTCACCGAGGCGGCCTACCCCGGGGCGCGCGCGGGCGACGGGCGGGCCGCCGAGGCGACGCGCCCGAGCACCACCGCGGCGACCCACTACCTGTGCGTCGACCTTGGCGCCGTGCGGACGTTCGACACCGCCGCCATCATCGCGCCGTGGGCGCTCGCGGGCGTGGCGACGCTTGCGCTCGAGGCTGCCGACGACGCCGCCTTCACGTCGAGCCTGACGACGCTCGCCAGCGGCCTGACGATTTCCGCGCTCCGCGCGCGGCGCGTCGTGTGGACGCTCGGGGGTTCGGCGCAGACGGTCGGCGCGCGGTACGTTCGGCTCGTCGTGACGTACGCGAGCACCGGCCGCGTGTCGCTCGGCGAGCTCTACCTGGGTTCGAGGCTCGCGCTGCCCTACCGCGCCACGTCGCCCGTCGACCCGCTGGAGCGGCCCGAGCGTGAGGACGTCACCACGTGGACCAGCGACACCGGGCGCACCGCTCGCGCCGCGACGACGCGCGGGCGCATCGCGGGTGACCTGTCGTGGTCGCTCGACCTGGCCGACGAGGCGTCCGCCGTCGCGTGGGCGCAGTCGGTGGCGTGGGGCCAGCGGTCGGCGCTGTACGCGCCGCGCCCGTCGTCCGAGCCGCACGCGGCCGCGCTCGTGCGCCTCGACGAGATCGTGATCGCCGAACGCCGGTTTGGCTCGCGCGACCTCGACGTGACCCTGACCGAGCACGTGCCGACGCTGTCGGCCGAGGGCCTGTGACATGGTGCTGACCACCGCGGCCGCCTGGCCCGCCTACGTGACCGCCGAGGCCGCCCGCTGGGGCCTCACGATCTCCACCTCGACCACCGCCGTGCACGCGCTCGTCTCGGGCTCGTCGCCCGTCGACGTCGGCGGAGGCAACGTGGCGGCCCCGGCGATCGTCGCGGTGAGGCCGAACGGCGCCGCCATCGACCCGTTCACGCGCGGGTCGCAACCCATGACGCTCGACGTGTCGATCTCCATCGAGGCCGCGCGCGGCATCGAGACCGGGACCGGCCTCGTGGGTCGCATCGCCCGCCTCTACGTCGGCGCCGAGAGCCTGCCGTGGACGTCGTGGTTGCTGCGGTACGCGCTCCAGATCGCCGACGTGGCTATCGGGAGCGACGGCACCGTCACGCTCCGCTGCGTTGATCTCGTCGATCTGCTGTTCCGGCTCAAGGTGTCCGGCGTGTGGGTCGCCGACCATCCGCGCGACGTGCTCGAGGACATCGTGGGCGTGCTGCCGGGTGGGTTCGTCTCGTCGAGCGTGCCCGCCGCGGAGACCAACCGCACGCACTGGAGCCTGACGCGCGCGGCGGCGACGCCGTACGGCACCGCGACGGGCGCGGTCTACGACCCTCGCCAGCGACCCACCGGCACGAGCGCGTCGATGGCGCAGCCCGCCAGCGCGTACGTCGGCGACCTGATCGCCATGCTCGGGTGGACGCTCGCGCGCGGAGCCAACGGCGTCGGCGAGATCCGCGCGCCGCGCACGGCGACCGACCGCGACATCCCAGCCGACGACGTGCGCCGCGTGAGCGACATGCGGTTCGGCGAGTGGGTCACCGCGATTCGGGTAGAGTACCTGACCGAGCCGCAAGAGAACCTGATGGACCTGCTCGACCTCGACGCCGCGCGACGCATGACGGAGCGCGAGCTTGAGCCTCAGGCCGCGCGCCGGTTCGTGCTCGCGGACCCCAACACGCTGAGCGACAACGGCAACGTCGACGCCGAGCGCGACATCACCGCGACGTGGGCCAACGCCGCGTCGTACATCGAAGAGGGGTACACAATCCGTGACCCGGCCGCGTCGCTCGGGCTGATACCCACAACCTATGGAATCAGCACGACCGCGGAGCAGATCCCGCTCATCGACGCGCCCGTTGGCGGGCTGAGTGGGTTTCGTTGGCGTGAGTCGTTCAAGTTCGGCGACGCGGTGAGTGTGTCTGCCGTGTCGGGCACGGTGACGATCTCGGGGTTCGACTGGCCTCGTTACTTCCCGACGTGGAGCGCGGGCGACGTCATCGCCTACTGCGAGATCCCGCAGACCGACTCCAACACGATCCACTACGCCACGGTCGTGAGTCTCATCGGAACCACGCTGACGTGCTCGACGACCGAGGCCAACCATACCCTCGGCGTGACCCAGGTGTGGATCGCGCAGCACCCCGACGACCGCCCGAGCTCTACCCGTCCGGTGTACCTCCAGATCCGCGGCGACGACGACGGCACGCCCGAGATCGTGCGCGTCACGCGACCCGGCGTGCCGATCCCGTTCCGGTATACGTCGCTCGGCACCATCGGAAGCGTCGGCTCGGTGATGAACTACCGCGGCCGCGACTGGCCGCGGGCGCTGATGGTCGACATCGAGCGCGCGCAGCTCGGCACCACGGCGACCTCTTGCGGGCCGCGCTCGGTCGTCTCCGACGTCACCATGCCCTACGCGATGGCGGCCGACCGCATGTCCCGGTTTGCCCGTGGGTGCCCCACGGTCGATCTCGAGCTCGCGCCGCGCCACGCCGACCTACAGGAAGGCGACATCGTGACCATCGTGTCCGCCGAGATGTTCAGCCGGTGGCACTTGCCCGGCGCGGCGACGACCGACGTGCGGTGGGAGGTGGTGTCGGTGACGCCCGACCTTGACGCCGGGTGCGTGCGCGTGACCCTTGCGTGGCTCTCGCAGACGACGCCCGCCTACTCGGTGACGCCGACGGCGAGCGTCGACGTGGTCGCCCCGTGGGTCGACCTCGGCACGCCGCCGCCCGGCTCGTGCTACTGGCCCGCGACCACGGGGCGCCGCCTCGTCGGGCCGACGGAGCAGATCGAGGGCACCACCGACATGACGTTCTCGGTGTGGGTTCGCGCTGACCGGCGCGAGAACGGCCACACGATCGCGTCGCGGTGGGGTGGGTCGGATAACTGCTGGCGGCTCGAGATCCGCAACTCGGGCGCGCTTCGGTTCTACGCGGCGACGTCGGGCACGGACTCAAGCAACTACCGCGAGACGGCGACCGGCGTGCTGACCCAGGGCCTGTGGCACCACGTCGTGGTGCAGTATCAGCAGGGCTCGCCCGCGATCGTGACCGTCTACGTCGATGGGCAGATCGTCACGACGACGCTTCACGGCACGCTCCCCACGGCGCTGCGGTCGAGCGCGGCCGCGCTGTGTATCGGCGCCGACTCGGCGGGCGGCGGCCAGATCTCCGAGGTCTACATGACTCAGGCGATGCTGTGGGCCAAGGCGCTGTCCGGTGGCCAGGTGCTTGCGCTGATCTCAGGCTCGGGCCGACCCGCGGCGCCGCCGATGCGCGACGCGAGCAACCGGCCCGTGGCGTGGTGGCCGCTGGCGTCGTACCGCGCGGCGCTGGGCGGTGGTCTCACCGAGACGGGCACCACGCCCGCGCTCGTGTTCGGCACCGACTACCCCTGACCGCCTCGGCGCGCGCGTGCTAGCCTGCGCGCCATGATCGACATCCCCCGACGCCTACCCCTCGTCCTGGGCGCGCTGTTCGCCGCGCTCGTGCTCACCGCGATCGTCGAGGTCGACGCGCTCCAGCTCTCCGGCCTCGGCGGGCGGTACTGGAGTCGCAACGTCGCCGTCTCGACCTCGGCTTGCGTGCAGGACACCACCGACGCGGGCTCCGCGTGCGTGCTGTTCCACGCGGGCACGTCGCGCACGCAGTGGTTCAACATCGCGGTGGCCGAGGCCTCGGCGACGATCGCGCAGCCTGTGACGTGCTGCTACACGCTGACCGCGACCGGCGCGACCGTGGGCTCCGGGTGGGTCACCGCCGACGTGCTGCGCGGCGCGGGCGGCGGCGCCTGCTTCGTGCTCGACGCCGCGGGCGATCGAGACCAGACGCGGCCGTGGGCGACCGACATCCGCACGCGCCCGAGCGGCCGCGCGGGCATCTGCGCGGGCTCGGTGCTGTCGGGCGGTGACCGCGTGTTCCCGCCGTGCTCCAACACAGGCATCGCGACGAACGCCGCCGAGTGCACGGCCTACGGGCTGAGCGGCACGAACGCGGGGTGCATCGCGGAGGCGAACTGGACGTCGGACCAGCGCGAGCTCGCAGGTGCGTTCCTCGTGTGCGCCGCCGCGTCGGGCACGCAGACGATCCAGATCGCAAAGGAGCGGGTGCAGGAGCGATGAGCGCCGGACGTTGGCTCGCGCTCGTCGCGGGCATCATCATCGGGTGCATCGCGGGCGTCGCGGTGCTCGACGCGCGCGCGGTGACGCGCCAAGCGCGGCGGTTCGAGGCCGAAGCGCGGCCGATGTCCGTGCTGCTGGCCCCGGCGACCCTGAACGGCTCCACGTGGCCGACGGCGGCGGACGGTCGGTACGACTGGGCGGCTCGCAACGCGCTCGACGGAGCGACCGAGGCGACCGTGGTCGTCGACCTCGCGATGCCCGCGTCGGGGCTGTCGGCCGAGGGCACGATCCTCAGCCGCGACAGCGCGTCGAGCATCCAGCGACAGGTCGAGCTGACCGTGACTTCGGCGGGCGCGGTCATCGCGCGCATCGGCTCGACGCTGACCGGAGCGTGGGGGCAGTGCACGACGCCGTCGTCCACGCTCGCGGCCTCGACGCGCTACCGCGTGGCCGTCATCTACGACGGCTTGCGCGCCACGAACGCGACACGGCTTCGCGTGTTCACCGCGGCCGTCGATGCCGTCGGCGTCGTCGGGGCGCCCGTCGAGCAGACGTGCACGTTCGCGGGCACGGTGCCCGCCGTGATGACGACGCCGACGACGGCTGCCTGGAGCGTGGGCCAGCGGTTCAGCGGCACGCTCGGGCTCCGCGCGGCGACGCTGTACCAGATCGCGGTGTGGTCCGGGATCTGGCCTGACCCCGCCGACGCGCTCGTCGAAGTCATGCAGGCACGCGACCTGACGGCGACGTCGCTCGGTCCGCCGATTGCGCGCTACACGTTCTCCGGCGCGACCGTGACCGAGGCCGTCGCGCAGGGCGCGGGCGGGCTCACGGGCACCGGCCCGAGCGCCGCGAGCGCGCCCGACACCCGCAACCGCACGGCGCCGACGGCGACGCCGGGATGCGGCGTGGCGCTCTCCGGCACGCCGGGCGGCACCGAGACCATGACCATGGCCACGAACGGCGTCACCGCGACGCGGTCGAGCCTGATCGTGGTGCCGACGTCGTATGTCACGACCACGCCGCTGCCGGTGATCGTCTACCTCCACGGGTGCAGTTACACCGCAGCGACGCTGCGCACAGAGTCGCTGTCGGG